CCTAAGTTACCTCGTTTGCCGAGTTCTGACATAAAGACTCCTAGAAAGGGGGCAGGTTTTGCCCACCCCCTATTCTACAACTTATCTACTATTTATCAAGATAAGTCGAAAGCACCACCATGAGCAGCTTCATTGCGAACTTCGAGGGTCAATTCAGCCAAGATTTGTTTCTTGTCAGAATCGCCTACTTTAGCAATGTCGTTGGTCTGGAATGGTCGCAGATATGCTAATGCTGCATATTCTGGATCAAGGATCAACGCATCACGGGTACGCATAAAGCGGTTAGGAACGATCTGCAATACACCAAAGTCGGACTGATATAAATCAGCACCGGCTAGGATGGTTGCTTGACCACTCGTAGGTACTTGGTAGCGTTGTGCTGCTAATCCTGTAAAAGCTGATACTACTTGCTTTTGTGCAGGGCTAACAAACAATGCTGATGGTGTACCACCACTTGCAAACACTTTAGCGATAACATCTTTGAGGATGGTCTCGGTAAATGCACGAGTTGTACCATCGGTACGAGTAGAGACACCAAGGGTTGTTGGGTCTACACCAGTAACGGAAGTACCATTCTTGCTTGTGTTGGTCTTGATATACGAGAGCAAAGAACCCATCTTACGAGCAGACGAACCAGACGATCCTGCTGCCTGACCTTGGTTTGCTGTGATGATGGTCTCGATGTCGCGCTTGATCTCAGCAGATGCTTTAGCCAACTGGTAAGCCATCTCAGACTTACGACCAGCAAGATCAGAAGCCAAGAGAGTACCAGAAACCATAACAGTCTTACCTACGATCTGTGTCAAGTTTGCGAGACGGGTTGTTGGGGTGATTGTTGCCTCAGAAGCACTTGCACCTTCAACTAATGCGTTGGCTGTGGTTGCTGCTGCGAGACTATCTGTTTGCCATTCATGCGTAACCGATGTTGCTTTGGTTTTGCCAATGGTTGACATGATGGGCGTTTCTGTTGGCGAGATATCATAGATGACATCCGTCAAGTCCTCACGCGCACCAATAGCGGTATAGCGATCATATGCTGCCATGATTAAATTCCTTTATAAAAATCGTTCAAATAAACGAGCTGCATCCTTTTTATTGCCAGATTGGCGTAATGCTGCTCTATCTTTTTTTGCTGTTTCATTCTCGGAACTCTGCGGATTAGAAGTTCCTGGTCGAATAGTCTTTGGAGCAGTAGCTACTTTCTTAGAAGTAACACCCTTGTTTGCCATCAACTTATCGTACTGTGCTGCTTTATAGAGGGCTAGTACAGCGCGACTATCGTAAACCTGAGACAACTCTTGATCTGAGAATCCTTGAGCCTTTGCATAATTGCGAATGTCTCTACGGATTACTTCGGCTTTCACATCATCCTTAAACTCTGGGATAGCCTCTACAAGTTTTGCCTGCTCTGCTTGGATATGCTTTTGCAACTGTGCTTGTTGGTGGGACTGCTGTTCTTGTTGAACTCGCTGTCTTTCCATCTGCACCGCTTGCAACTGCTTATCTCGTTCCATCTTCTCTCCCATTGCAACTGCGTAAGCAATCGGATCTTCTGCCTTGAGTGATGCTAAGTCTTGGCTTTGATCTTGTTGCTGTAACAATTGTTCAATGACTTGGAGTCGTTGGGCATAGGTTTCTCTGGTCTTTGCTGCTTCATCAATCTTTACTCGTTCAGCTTCTACAGCCTTGCGTTGTTCCGCTAAAGATTGGGTTTTCTTCTGATAATCGGCAGTCCTACTGTAACCATTCAAAAGTTCATCAAGGCTAACTTCCACTTCTTCACCAGAGACTTTAACTCGGTATTTGGGGAGTTCCTCTACTTCTTCTTCTTGGCTTTCAGCTTCTTCTGCACTTACATCTTGCTCCTCGGACTCGGCAGAATACTCTGCCTCACTAGGTTCTGGTTGGGCTTTCGCCTCCTCCGCTTGTGGTTCAAGAAAAGACATAAATGCATTAGCTGCACCTGATACAGAATTGTCTACACTCCCTTGTGGGTTGGTGTTTTCACTCATTTTCGACCTCTATGGTTGTTAAAAAACCTTTACACGCTTCTTTTCAATTTCGCCATTGTGTGCGATTGATTGAATAGATGCTTCAAATTCCTCTAGTGCCTTTAGTTTTACTAAGGCTTTCTCTCTGCCTTCTACATCATGCTCGGCAGAACTAAAGATATACGACTTGAATGTGTCTTTCTGAGTCTGTAATAACTCTTGGAAAAACTCATCACCTAATAATGTTTTAGCTCTATCTACTTTGTTCATCCAGGTATCCTGACATCTCCGCTAATTTTAGCCCCGATTTGTGCTGCCTTCAATTGGGCTTCTGCTTGGAACTCTGCTGTCTTGAGTTCTAAGTTAGCTGCTGCCTTCTCTCTTTCGAGTTGGATAGAGGCTGCTGCTTTTGCTTTAGCGATTTCGATGTCGTTAATGGCTTTGGCTCTGTCTGTTTCAATCTGTGCCTGTGCCTGTTGCATCATCATATCTAACGCAGGGTTAGGCTGTTGTTGCTGTGGCTGTGGCTGAGACAACTGTTGGTCTAGCTCTGGTGGAATCTCTTTAAAGAACTCCATTGAGTCTTTGTACCCTGCTGCCTCGATAAACTTACCAAGTGTGTTGCGATACTGACCCACGCTTACTAACGGATTAGCAAAGCCTTGGGTTGTCAGAATCTGCTCTTGTTTTTGCATAACCATCGCTGCCATCGCCATCTTCTGATCTTGGCTACCTGTGCCTAGACCGACATTGACTGTTACATCGTAGTTGTTCTTCCACTCTCTTGGGTCGATAGAGACATACTTGCCTCGTAAACGAATAACCCTTGGCTTGTCCTGATACTTTAGGATCAAGTGGAATATGCCTGCGAATAAGTCTTTTACACCTGTATCGGCAAAGATTCTAGCAATCATCTCAAGTTTGCCAGAGCCTGCTTGTTGCATCGCTGCAATGGCTGTAGCTGTAGTGTTTTGTAGAATGTTAGCGTCTAATCCCTGACTTGTCTGCGTAACACCTGAACGCTTCTGCAATACCTGATCCATGTAATCAAGCATTGGGAACGACTGAGATGCTGTTGCCGGTACAGATAATGGTTGAACTGCACCCTGAGACTTAATCCGCACTACACCGCCTGGTGATGTGGTTAGTAGGTCATCTAGGTTTACTTGTCCATCTAAGGCTGTAACCCTAGGCATATTGGTTAGGTACAGGTTATCTAGGATCTGACGAGTGATCGTAGACTTGATAAGCTGTATGTCCATTGCTCTGTCGGCTAGACTCTGACCAAAAAACTTGTGTGGCATAGGAATCGGGCAGATGCTTGCAAAGGGAATGTGATCTGTTTCCTCGTTGTCAATAATCTGATCGCCTGCATAAACTACCTTGCGGAGTTCTGCAATCCCATCACCATCAAAATCTGTACGAATATAGCACTCGAACAACTCTACTTCTTGCATTGTAAAGTCTAGGCTTTGTGTCTCATCTGGCATCTCGCCTGCGCTGTACCTTGCTACTCTCTCAGGAGTGTAAGTAAGATCGTTGTACGCTGGCATCTTGTCCACTTTGTCTTGTGGATAGCCCATAGCGATTAAGTCTGAACGAGTTTTAACTGTGCGATGTGCTACAAATCGTGCGTTTTTGATGCTCTTATCGCGCTTGGCGATTAAGAACTCCTCTGGTGGCACATTCTCTACACAGACCTTGCCGACTTCTTTTTTCTTCTTGATGACTACATTGTAAGAAAGGATAGGCATACCCATTGGGTCTATGCCGACTTCCTCGGTCTCTTGGCTGATTAACTCCATCTCGCCATCAGCAAACAGAAGTGTTAGTTCTTCTGCGTTTAATCCTTTGTATTCTTCTTTGGTAGGATCTTCGCTATCCTCCCACCAATACTTAACGATTCCGTTCTTCTGTAGAAGTGCATCCTTCATCCAGTTATGTAGGATGATGACACCATCGTTATCGCTAAAGAACACATAGTTTGTGAGTTCTGTAGCTTGCTTGGCAAACTCCTCGTCTCCTGGCATCCTTGGCTCGAACCGACCTAATTCGTCTGATCCAGCAAAGATACGCATAAGTTGAGGTAAAGCACCATCTACGACCTCGGCTACTTCGCC